AAAGCAAGAGAATCAGTACTAAAGCGTTGGAATAAGAATAAAAAAGATACGAACGTATTACAAACGAATTACGATAGTAATACTATAAAGGAAAGTAAAGTAAATGAAATAAAAGAAACTAAAGGGAAAGAGTTTACCACCGACCAATTTTTAAAATGGTTTAACGAAACTCGGACTAAATATTTAGAAATACCATCAAATTGCAATATGCTTACCTATGATGATAAGATTAACCTTAACCAACTAACTAAACATTTTGATGGTAAACAATTTAATATTGCTTTATTAAACCTTTGCAACGACCAATGGGCAAACGAAAATAACATGGTTATACCTAAACACTTTTTAAACTTAGATAACTTCAACAAATACGTAAACATTGCACCACGAGAACCATTGACGAGAGAACAAAAGAAACGACAAAATTGGGGAATACAATGAACGATGAAATAAATAAATACTTACAAGACTATCACGAGGGAAAAATAACCAAAGGATTAGGAATTGAAGTAGCACAATTAGACACCGTACTTAGATACAAACAAGGTCAATTTAATATCATAAACGGTATTGATAATGTTGGTAAAACTGTTTGGTTGGTATGGTACTTTTTAGCCTTATCAGTTAAACATAACTTGAAGTGGTGTATTTATTCTGGCGAAAACAAAAGCGGTCAATTAGTTAAACAGCTTATACAATTTTTAACTGGTACACGATTAACAGAAATGACTTTAGCCGATGTTTTTAGATACGAATTAGAAATTGCTAATTGGTTTACATTTGTAGATAATAGTAATTTTTATAAATCAAAAGACCTATTAAAACTATTTACAGAAAGTAATTGTGATGCAGCTTTAATAGACCCTTTTACTGGATTGGATAGGGAGTTTACACACGCTGCAAACTATGAATTTTTAAATGAATGTAGGCACTTTTGCAACTCAACTAAAAAAACATTGTATGTAAATACTCACGTAACGAGTGAAGCTGCACGTAGGGTATTTGGAGAAAAGTCTGAATACAGAGGCTATCAGATGCCACCAATGAAGTCAGAAAGCGAGGGCGGTCAACCTTTCGGCAATAGAGTAGATGACTTTATAACTATCCACAGACTTGTCGGACACCCACTAAAAAACTATACTACTGAAATTCATGTAAGAAAAATTAAAGATATTGAAACAGGCGGTAAGGTAACGCCAATAGATGCTCCGATTGAATTTGATTATAACAGAGGTTTAGGGTTCACTTGCAACGGTTTTAATACAATTTTAAATAAGAATTTTAACCAAGTAGAAGAAAAAAATAACTTTACACCAAATACAAATTTTTATGAACCAGACGACAACGTACCTTTCTAAAAGTCAAATAACAGATTTAAAGATTGTCAAAGCACGTACTTTTTTATACGGTCAATTGGAACTATATAAAATTGAATTTGCAAAAACATCTGATAATAGATATTTACAAGTTATGAATGACCTAAACAAGACTATTGAAACATTGAAATATCTTGAGGAGGCTATTTTTGAACGTCGTAAAAGATATGCAGAAGCAAGAAGCAAATAAAGTAAATAATAAATAAAATTAAGATTATGACAACAGGTAAAAATAAAGAACAGTTTGAGGGGTGGTATAGAAAAAACTACCTTGTAATTAATGGTACATTTGCTTTACCTATATTTTACACGCTGGAATTTAAAATGCAAATAGGTGTTTATTTAGCTTATTATGATAGTTTCAATTATACTATTTTTGTAGAAAAATTTATAGACATATACACTCCATTTTTAAGAAATACTAGATTAAATGTTCGTTATTGCGATATTAAAATAGGGCATAAAGATTTAAACGAAGCCTATAAAGAAGCCTTTAAAAAAGCAGACGAATTAATTAACCAAAAAAACTAAAACAAGATAAGATATGAAAGAAGTAAAAGGATTTATGTTTCGAGGCAAAAATGGTGTAGGAAACACAACAAAAACAAAGGTTTTTATCTTAGAAGAAGATGTTTTGTTTATTGAAAGTTTTTTTGTAACTAAAAAGAAAACAAGAGTACCGCAATGGAAATTATTATATTCAAAATTTGGATTAAAACTTTACAAAAAAGAAATATACATAAGAAAAGATACTTTTTTTACGATATTTAAAGGACTTTTAGACTATGGCAAAGAGTAGAAAGTTAGGTTCAACCATTCCAAAAGATGCTTTAATATTTGAAGTAAACGGTGTTAAGTGGCAAAGAATAGGAACGGCAAAAATAGACGGTAAATGGTTTCACGATGTTAAGAATGTTAAAACTGGAGAAATTAAACGGGGAGTCCCACACGAAAAGATTAAAGAATATTTAGTTGATAATCAGCAAGTTAGAAAATAATTTAAAATATAATATGATTTATTTGTTTGTAATTCAAAAAATAGTTGTACTTTTACTTCATCAAACAAACGCTAAAAGATATGAATTATAAATTATCATACAAAATAAAGGAAACATACAACGCAAAAGGTTATAATGTTGAAATGAGCAACTCTAATAGTTCAGATTATTTAAGAATAACTAACCCTGCTGATAAATATGGCTTTAAATATGTTGTTAGAATATCAAACCACGATGCAATGACAGGGCGTTCAGAATGTGCTGATATGCAACTAATAACAACAGAAATGTTTAGTGGGGAGTTTGCTGGAATGTTTGAATCTAACTATGGTTATGATGGTTCTGATGCTGATGATTGTGGAAATTATGAATATCAAACAGAAGCTGAAAGAGAAGCAGTTGTGTTGCAAGTTATATTAGCAAAATTAAATGAAAAAATAGATTTTTAATGAAAATACAAAATCCAAAGGGAGTAGTTAGAAAGCCTCTCTCTAAAAAAAACAGAAAAAAGGGGGGTAAACGTCTAAATGCTGGGCGTAAACCCATCGCTTATAAAACCAAACAACTACGTATGTATGTACGTGAAGAGTTGCACGATAAGTTAATGGAATTTTTAAAGGAAAAAGTAAAAGAATTTGAATTAAATACTTAACATTGTACAACGCTAAACTAAATGAAAACACTTGAAGAAATATCTAAGAACTTAATTTCAGCTATTGATACTTACGAATCATTACCACTTGACGACGTAATGACATTAAGCGAAATACTACGCATATTTGGTGTAAACCTATCCTATTTAGTTATAGTTAGAGATGAATATTACAGAAAATTTCAAAACGTATATTACAATTCAAAAGAAAGTTCAAACGCTGCTAAGGAGAAAGAAGCACAAATTAAAGTGCCAGAACTAGACCATATTAGGAAAATATTAAAACATTACTCTGATACTCAAATGGATATTAGGACACAAATAAGTTTGCGTAAAAAGATTGATAGGTAACGGTATGACGGTAAACTCTCGTTGCTGTTTTAGATACGATAGATAAATTTTCAAATTACAACAAAATGGAATACGAAGAACCAAACGGTTATAGAAAAGAAGGCAATGGAGTTTTACCGTGTGTTAGCAACCGTGCTTTATGGCGAATAGAACCATATTTTGACGGAATTAGCACCGCAGTAACAACATATAAAGTAGTTGACCAAAATGGAACATTGCAATACATGGGAGATAGAAGCCAATGCGAGTATTTTCTCCGGCATGGTTGCTAACGGATGAGGCTAAACAATCGTTGCTTTTCGCAATGTTGGTTTAGCCTGTGTTAGTGGGGCTTTAGCCTTTACAGTTAAATTATTAAAAAAGAAAAAAGGGTGGCGTGTGTTGGCTCTTTAAATTTAGAAACTAAAAAAAATAAAATATGTACACAAATCCAATTTCATTAACTGGTCAATTTAGACATTGCGGAAATCCATTTAGAATTGACACTTATATGGGGTGTAACTTTGGTTGCAAATATTGTTTTGCCACTTTTCGTTCCTATGGAAGTAAAATTAGAAAAGATGTTGCAGATATTGATTTGATAAGAAAAATGTTTAACACAGCTTTAAATACTGATAAAAAAATAAACAGAATAGAGCTTGAACTATTAAGAAATAGAGTTCCGTTGCATTTAGGTGGGATGTCAGACCCTTTTCAAAAAGACGAGTGGGAAATTGGTGTTACTTATGAATTTTTAAAATTAAGTAAAGAATACAATTATCCAGTTTCAATTTCAACTAAAACAGCATTTTTGCCTGAAAAATATTTTGAAGTATTAGACCCTAAAATACATTTGTTCCAATTTAGTAGGTCATTTGTAGATATTGAAAAGCAAAGGATTTGGGAACGAAATACACCAACATTTGAAGACAGTTTGAAGTTAATTGAAAAGTTAAAAGAAAAAGGTTTTTGGGTTTCAATTCGGATGCAACCTTTAATTTATTTGGAGGAGGCGAAACAGGTTCTTTTGCAATCACAACATCTTATTGATTTTTTTCAAGTTGAACATTTAAAAATCACAAAAACAGGAAAAAAAACAGTTAGAGAAAAGCTATTTGAGAAACTACCAGACTTTGAGGCTGGTTTATATAAATTACGAAAAAATTATTACAAGTTAGGGATTGAAACTTTAAAGAAAAATATTGAAGAGTTAAAATCAATATCTAAAATTCCAATAGGATGTGCTGACAATGAAATACACGAATATAGCGATGTCCTTAACTGTTGCGGATTAGATATTGCTCCTCCAAGTTTTGGAAATTGGCTAAAATACAATACTCAATACATACAAATGACTGATGATAAAACACAATGGACACCAAAATGTAATATATCTCCAAGCAATGTTCCTTCGAGTGAGTGGTATAAATGCAAAGGGTGTTCATTTAAAGAATATGTAGATATTTATTTAAACAAAGTTCACAAATACGATGATATTGATTTGTTCGATTAACCTTTTCACAGTTTTTTCAAAACTGAAAGAGTGCGTGGGCTTTTTCTTTTTTAATAATTTAATTGCCACTAACATCTGGATAAAAAACACTAAATGATATTTAAAACGCTGTAAGTCATTGAAAATGAGGATAGACATAAAACCGTTATCAGTAAACGAATGTTGGCAAGGAAAAAGATTTAAAACAGATAGGTATAAAGTGTACGAAAAAAAATTACTACTTATGTTGCCTCGAATATTAACACCCGAGCCTCCATACGAAGTGAAGTACACCTTTGGTTTTAGTTCTGCTAATTGCGATATTGATAATCCCGTAAAACCATTGCAGGATATTCTACAAAAGAAATACGGTATTAATGACCGATATATTAATAAAATGACCGTTGAAAAGGTTAAGGTTGAAAAAGGAAAAGAATTTATTGACTTTGAAATAAAGGAGCTGAAACAATGACAATCAAAAAAGCAATAGAAATCCTTGAAATACACAACAAATGGAGAAGAGGTGATGATACTATCCCTATGACTAATCCAACAGAATTAGGTATAGCTATTGATGTTATCGTTAACTATTTCAAAAAAATGAAAAAGAAATGAAAGAACAAACACTAATTGAACTAACTATTTTATTTGCTTTGATTAGAGCAACATCTAACCAATGTTTAATGATTGACAACAAAGAGTTAAGACACTTAATGAAACAATCATTTAACCGAGTTCAAAAAGAATCTGACAAGATGTATAAACTACTTGAAAATACCGACGAACTAAACGGCAAAGTGTTTGAGGAAATACTTGACGAAATCGAGAATTGCACAGGACAAATAAGAAAAAGTATAGAAATAGTTGCCGATTAAATAATTAATCGTATATTTGACAAACGCTAATAAACTAAAAAATGAGCAAAAAATTAGAATTTACAGTTGAGTTTAATAATGATGGAAGTGTTTCTATAACACTTGATTCAAACGGCATGAATTATACTGAAATGTTAGGTTGTGTAGAACATCTTAGGTATGCTGCAAAAGACTCAATCGACAAAAAAATAAAACAAATTAATAACCAAACAACCAACTCCGACCACAAGCAACATTTTTAGGATTAGCGTTTTGAACTTCAATTGCTTCGGAGTTGGTTTACTTTTAAAATAAATTATGAAAGAACAAGTTTACCACATCCCAACAATGGAAAAGCGATTTATTATCGAAGCATTAAAGCGGTCTAAAGGAAATAAAAAAGAAGCGGCTGATATGTTGGGGATAACAACAATAACACTATTAAGAAAAAGAAACCAATACAATGTATCTTTAGATAATTATTTCTCAAATAATAACTAAACATAGAATAAATGAAAATGAAAATTTTAATAATACTTTTTTTTCCAATATCTATTTTAGCACAAGTAGATATTCCAAACAAAGAGCATAAAACGGTTTTACTTCAAACAAGTGAAAGTGATAGTTTATTATTTAGCAACTTTATTAATTACTTACTTGATAATAACTATCAAATAGATAACGAAAACAAAGAACGTAAAACACTAACAATACCATACAAAGACTTTAAATACTTAAAAAACTATAAATGCACTTTTAACTTAAGAGTAAAAGATAATACCATTTACATAAACGGTAGCTGGAAATTAAACCTAAACATATCGTTAAATGGAGTGTCAACAGAAAATAGTAATTATGAATGGCATTGGGTTAAAGCTAAAAATATTACCAATGGCAAGATGCATCAAGAAATAATAGAAATATTAAAAGGATATTGTGGGGAGTGTAAAATATTATACAAATGAAAGTAGTAGCAGTAATCCCAATTAAAGGACGTTTACCATTATTAAAGTTTACTATTCAACGGCTTTTAAATAAAAATGGGTTAACTGAAGTTATTTGTGTAGGTTCTAAAGATGAACAAAAAACGGTTGAAAATGCTGGAGCAGTATTTTTAGAATACAATAACACTCCCTTAGGTGATAAATGGAATCATGGGTTTGAGTATGCTAGAAGATACAATCCTGATGCTGTTTTGTTTGTTGGTAGTTCAGACTGGTTAAGTGATAATTGGTTAAGCGAAACAACTCCTTACCTAAAAGACTACGATTTAATAGGTAAAAAAGACTTTTACATGATGGACTTTCAAAAACAGATACGTTCATGCCATTGGTTAGGTTACGTTTGTAAGCGAAAAGATGAAGCGATAGGAATAGGGCGTTTGATTTCGCGAAATATATTAGATAAAATGGAATGGAAACCTTTTTTAGACCACGCTAATAATTCAATGGACTTCGCTATGTACAACAAAGCCTTATCTTTAGGTGGAAAATATAAAGTAATAGAAAACGATAACCTTGTTTCTTTGTCAATATCATGCGATAAGTGGGAAAATATGCACCGATTTGAAGACCATTACAGCAATAAAATACCATCTATAAAAGTAGATAATCAAAAGTTAATTAATTTATTTCCAGAGGCTTTAGAATTTCATGCAGTATTACAGAAGTGATAGTTTAGAGGGTTTAGAATACCAAGAAAAGTATAATTTAAAAGATTATACTAACTTAAATGAACATTTGGTTATCTTTGGTATGTATCGTGAAGAAGATTATCAAACATTAATTAACCATGAATCGGATGTTGTAATAGTTTGGCAGGGTATGGACGCTAAAGAAGTAAAAAATGATTGGATTGAAGAAATTAAAAAGGCTAAAAATATATCTATAAGCCATTGGATAAAAGATAGTTTAAATAGTTACGGAATTGAAAGTGAATTAAAATACTTATCAGCAACAGAAGCGAAAGAAAATAATTATCCAAACGGTGATTATGTTTATTTTTATTGTTCAGATGATAGTGAAACTTCTTTAGAGTATTACGGGGCTAACATGATTGATGAAATTGAAGAAAGAACAGGTATAAAAATAATAAGAACATACTTAAATTCGCATACAAAAAAACAACTAAACCAAATTTATAAGAAATGTTTTTTAAATTTACGGCTTACTAAACACGATGGATGCCCGAATACTAATTTAGAAATGGGTTTAATGGGACGTAAAAGCATTTATAATGGTAGTTTGCCTCACTCAATTAAATGGACTGATGTTGATAGTATTTGTAAAAGCATAATGAAAGAATACGAAAACAGAAACAACGATAACAAACAAGTAAGTAAGGACTTCATAAAATTTATAAATGATAACAAGTTGTAAAAGATGCCTATTTGATTCTACTATTGCCGCGATAGGAGAAAAACAATGTGAGTACTGCGATATTCATGATGATTTAGAAAGTCAATCTAAACCAGGAAATTTAGGAATCGAACTAATAAAGATTAAAAAGCACAAAGGTAAATACAACTGCATCATGGGCATTAGTGGCGGTTTAGATAGTTCAACACTACTTTACTTAGCTGTTAAAGAGTGGGGATTGAAGCCTTTAGTTATTCACTTCGATAACAACTATAACACTGATATAGCAAAAGAAAACATGGATAACTTAATCAATAGTTTGAATGTTGATGCTATTTATTACCGCGTAAACAAACACGAATACGACACACTAAACGAGGCTTTTTTACACGCTGGTACTCCAGATGCTGACATTCCAAACGATATAGCGATGACTAAACTAATGTACGAAACAGCTGAAAAATACGGTATTAAGTATATTTTAAACGGACATGACTTTAGAGAAGAAGGAAGCACTCCAAGAGCATGGACTTACATGGATGCTGAATATATTCGTTCAGTTTACAAATGGTACACAGGTAAAACACTAACTAATTACCCTTTATTTACTTTTAAAGACCAGATATATTATACGCTAAAAGGAATCAAACAGGTAAGACCGTTTCACTATGGATTTAACCGTAAAGAAGCAGAAAATAAAATGACTTATTTGTGTAATTGGAAGTCCTACGGTGGTAAACATTGCGAAAATATTTATACGGCTTTTGTAGGATGTGAATTACTCCCTAACAAGTTTGGAATAGATAAGCGAATAGTTTACTTATCAGCTAAGTTAAGAAGCGGTTTAATTACACGTAAAGAAGCATTAGAAGAATTAGCACAAAAGCCAAAGCATAATTTAAAATTTAACTTTACTTATCCTGACACGATAAGGGAAAGGTCTTATTTTGGAAAATACAACTTTAAAAAGTACCGTATTCTAATTTGGTTGCTAATGAAACTTAAAGTAGTTCCTTTTACTTTTTACGTTAAGTACGCTAAATAATGAAAGTAACTGTTAATATTGCATCCATTCCAGAAAGGGAACATTTACTAAAACAAACGGTTAAAAGTTTATACCACCAATGCGATAAAATAAACCTTTGTTTGAATAATTACAAAACAAATCCATTCAAAGGTGATAAAAAGATAAATGTAATACTTTCTAATAATGCTTTAGGTGATGGAGGTAAGTTTCTATTTCAAGAACCTAATACTTATTATTTCACTTGCGACGACGACTTACTTTATCCACCTACTTATATTCAAGATACTATTCCATTTATTAACAAGTATCATGTAGTTAGTTATGCTGGTAGGTACTTCAAATCTTTTCCTATTGAAAGCTACTATAATACTAAATGTATTAAACATCATTGTTTAACTGATTCACTAACAACCGAACCTATTCATTTCGGAGGGACTGGTGTAATGGCGTTTAACACTAATGAATTTATTTTTCCTACTAACTTTATTCAAGAAAAAAACATGGCTGATATTTGGGTAGGATGTTGGGCGTATTTTCAAGGTGTAAAGATATGGCATATCGCACACAAAAAAGGTTATATCAATTATCTATTTCCAGAAGAAACAATTTGGGATGAAAAGCATTTAAACGATGAATTTGAAACGAATATAATAAACCATTATTTTAAATAACATGAAAGAACCATTGGTAACAATATCATTAAAAGAGTATAATAAACTCTTAGAATACGAAAAGGCTATTTTAAATAAAAACAAAATAATAGTTAGAACATGGGATGGTTATAGTGATGTTAAACTATTTGTAGATGACGAAGCTTTAAGCGTTGTTAAAAAGAATATGCAGAATTGCTTAGATGAATATATTGATAAAATAGAAAAAGAGCATAAACAAGTTATTGTAAAGAGTTGGATGCAAAGTATTATTGATAGTATTAACTTTAAATAAACTTTGTAATACTTTTAATAGTAAAAGTTTTAAATATTATTTTTGCTTTTAAAAGGCAAATGAATGGACTTATTTAAATGGTTTAGGACATCAAAGGTAGAAGAAGCTGAAAAGCGAACAGATGTAATGCATGGCTTTGAGGATTTTGTAGCACCAGCTAAAAGCGGTGTTCAAATAACTAAAGATAATGCGATGAATATAAGCGGTGTTTATGCTGCTGTTAAATTGTTATCTGATTCAATTAGTTCACTACCTATACATCTGATAAAAGAAAGCAAAGACAAGAAGGAAAAAGACTATACAAATCCATTGTATAAGATAGTTGCTAAAGAGCCTAACAAGTTAATGACTTCTTACACATGGCGACAAATCTTTATGCCTCACATTTTACTTTATGGTAATGCTTATGCCGTAATAGATTGGGATAAAAAGACTATGCGACCTAAACAACTTATGCCCGTTCATCCATCAAAGGTAGAAATCGAAATAAAAAAAGGAATTGCATATTACACGATTCAATTAGAAGAAAAAAAGATAACTGTTGATCAAAGTAATATAGTACACTTTAGGGGGTTAGGTGATGAAATAAAAGGTAAAAGTGTAATTGAATATGCAAAAGATAATTTAGGACTAGGAAAAGCAGCAGAAGATTTTGGTAGTAAATTCTTTTCAAATGGTGCTGCAATAGGTGGGGTTTATGAACACCCTTCACAATTAAGTGATAAGGCTTACAATAATTTACAAAAGTCTTTAGAAAGACGTGCTGGAGGTTTAAGCAATTCACACAAGATTTTAATATTAGAAGAAGGAATGAAGTTTACTACTACTTCAATACCACCAAATGCTGCTCAATTCTTAGAAACAAGAAAGTTTAGTATTAATGACATTGCTCGATGGTTTGGTGTACCACCTCACATGATTGCAGACTTAGAACGTGCAACCTTTTCAAATATCGAACAGCAAAATCTTAACTTTTCGCAATTCAGTATATTGCCTTATGTAATACTTATTGAACAAGAATTGAACAGAAAGTTGTTACGTGAAGATGAAAAAGACACTATGTACTTTAAACTAAACATGGATGGGCTATTGCGTGGCGACATGGAATCAAGATATACGGCTTATCAAATAGGAATACAAAATGGAATAGTTAATCCAAATGAAGTAAGGAGAAAAGAAGATTTGGATGCTTACGAAGGAGGAAATGATTATTTCATGGCAGCAAATATCACTAAAATAAAAGACTTAAATAATAAACAAAATGGAGAATAGAAATATAAAAGCAGAAATAAGAGCAAAAAGCGAAGGTAGTAGAACGGTTACTTTTGTGGCTTCAACTTATGACAAAGATAGACATGGTACTATATTAAATCAAAAGAATTGGAATTTAGATAATTTCAATGCTAATCCTATTATAGGTTATCAACATAACGTATATGGTGATGATATGTGTAACCCACCCAACCCAGATGACCAGTTAGGGTTTGGGCGTGCTTATATAGAAGGTGATGAATTATTAATTGACATTACTTTTGAACCTGCTGAAATAAATCCTTTAGCTGAAAAAATATTTAAGAAAATTCAGTTTGGTAGTTTAAATGCTGTTAGTGTAGGATTCATGCCGTTAAAAAATGAAAAAGGCAATCATGGTGAACAAAGAGAAGATGGTTTTTATTTTTACGGTCAAGAACTTTTAGAGGTTTCAGTTGTAAATATTCCTTCAAATCCTAAAGCACTTAAAAAGAGTTTTAGAGATTCAACAAAGAACGCTTTATCATATTTGAGTAAAGCATTAAACAAAAGGTTTGCTGATATTGAGTCTATGACTGTAAGAGAAATAATGGATTCATTAGATAAAACTGATTCTGTTGAAACTAAAAGTTTAAATGAAGAGGTGCAAGTAATTGAAGAACAAAAAGAAGTAGTAGAAAATTATATTGGTAAAGATGTAAACCTTTGTAAAAAAATATTACTTTTGTATAAATCAAAATAAAGATTAATTAATAACCAGAGTTGTATAGAAGCAACTCACAAATAAAAAAACGATGGACTATAATTTAAAATCTGATTACGAAAGACTTGCGAAGCTAAACGCTGACCAAAAGTCTATAATCGACGCTGCTGAATTAGAAGGCAGAAAATCGCTAACAGAAAGCGAAGAAAAACAATTTGACGCTTTACACAATGAAGCTGTTGAAACTGAAAAAATGATTGAAAGAAAAAAGAAAATTCAATCAAATGAGCAGTCTTTAGCTGATGAGTTGGTAGAGAAAAAAGTTTCTAAAGATGAATACGAATTTAACAAAAAAGAGTATTTAGGTGCTATGAAAAACTACCTTTTAAAAGGGTTTGATATTTCTGCATCTGACAAAGAAATTTTAACAAGAGCACAAAGCACGGCTAACGCTGATGGTGGGTACACTATTCACTCTGTGATTGGTGATAGAATCATCAAAGCAATGGAACAATACGGTGGTGTTAGAGAGGTTGCAACAATCTTATCTACTTCACAAGGTAACCAAATCGACTATCCTACCAACAATGATACTGCAAATGTTGCTACATTGTTGAGTGAAGCTACTGCTGCATCTGAATTAGCTACTACATTCGGAACTATGGCGTTAAACGCTTACAAATATACTTCTGGATATATCTTAGCTTCAAACGAACTTTTACAAGATTCAGCTTTTGATTTAGAGGCTTACTTTGTGGAATTGTTTGCTGACAGATTTGGAAGAGGGTTAAATGATGCTTATACTAATGCAAACGGTTCATCTAAGCCAAACGGTTTGAAATATGCTGTTACAACTACAGGGGTAACTTTAGCCGACCAAGATGCAATTACATTTAGTGAAATCTTGACACTTAAACATTCAGTTGACCCTGCTTACAGATTCAACGGTAAGTTTATGATGAATGATTCGGTATTGTTAGCAATCAAAAAACTATCTATTGGTAGCGGTGATGCAAGACCACTATGGCAACCTTCTTTTGTAGCTGGAGAACCTGCTACTATCGACGGCTCACAATACGTTATCAATAACGATATGGATGGTTTCGGAAGTTTAAAAACTCCAATGTTCTACGGTGATTTCTCTAAATACATCATTCGTGATGTTGCTGGAATGAATATCAAGCGTTCAACAGAATACAAATTCTTAGAAGACCAAACTGCATGGGTTGGATTCTTTAGAACTGATGCTGATTTGTCTGATACAAGAGCAATCAAAGCGATGAAAACCTTAACCTTAACATAGTAATATGATTAAGATTAAATATTTAACTTCATGTTCAGGAGCAGCAGGGGACTTCCCTGCTGGTTCTGTTCGTGAAATAAACGAGGCTAAAGGCTTGTATTTAGTAAGTATTAAACGTGCTGAATTAGTAGTTGAAGAAACCAAAGAAACACCAAAAAATGAAGTATCAAATAACATCACAACCAGCGGTAGAGCCAATAAGTCTAACAGAGGCAAAAGACCATCTAAGAATTGATGGGACTGATGAAGATACTTATTTAGCTACTATTATTACGGCTGCTCGTAAATATTGTGAGCAGTATTGCAATAGGGCATTTATTACCCAAACTTGGAAACAATATCCAGAAGATTTTACCGATGGCATGAAGCTATCTATTAACCCAGTTCAAAGTGTAAGTTCAATAACTTATTACGATGAAGATGGAACTTTACAAACTTTGGCAACAAATCAATATCAAGTAGATTTTAGCGACGACGTTTGTAGGATTTATGAAGCAGTTGACGTTGATTTTCCAGATGTTCAAGATGAAAAGATTAATCCTATCACGATTACTTATGTTGCTGGTTATGGTGCTGCTTCAACAGATGTTCCAATGGATATACGCCACGCTATTAAATTGATGATTGCACACTTCTTTCAAAATAGAGAAATGGTAAACACAGGACAAGGTATTAGTTCACAAATTCCAATGCCTAAAGTGGTTCAAGTATTGCTAAACAATTACAGAATATTTTATGAAGCCTAAAATAATGGTTTTACTTCCTATTTGGGGAAGGATGAATATAACTGAATTATGTTTATCGAATTTAAGTAAGTTAAAGAGTGAATACGAATTAGACGTTCTTTGTGTTATTAGCGAACAATGGGCTAAATTAATGGCTTTTAAATATGGGTTTAAGTGGGTTGAAGTTTCAAATGATGACTTAGGACACAAAATGAACTATGGTGTTCAGATGGCTTTAAAATCCGATTTTGAATACTTTATGAATTTGGGAAGTGATGACATTATTACCAAAGATTTGTTAGATGAATATAAAAAAGAAATGGACGCAAATAGTCCTATGTTTGGAGTTACTAAAGTTTGCTTTTTCGATTCCAAAACAAAAGAATTAAAAGAGGTTGACTACGGTCATTTAATTGGTGCTGGTAGAATGATTAGAAGGGATGTATTGTGTAAGTGTGTATTAAAAGATGGTAGGGTAGATATGTACGACAAAGGACTGGATAGGGGATTAGATAATAATAGCCGTAAAAGATTTATGAGTGTTGCAATGCGAGAATTAGACTTAAAAGGCAACCTTATAGTAGATATTAAAAGTGAAGAAAACATTTGGAAGTTTAGCGATTTGAAAGGAGAAGTAAAAGAACTAAATTACATTAAAAATATAAATGACGAAATACTAACTAAATTAGTTGAATTGTGAAAAGCGGTTTATTAGATAGAAGGATAGTAATACAAAACGCAACAGAAACACGCGACAGTTATGGGTTTGTTTCTACGGTTTGGGGTACTCATTTAACTGTTTGGGCAAATTGGGTTCATAACACAGGCAACGAAACGGATAGGGATAAGAATAAGAATGTAGATGTAAGCGGTCATTTTAGAACTTACTACCATTCTACAATAAACGAAAACATGAGAATCATTTATAATTCAGAATATTATAAGATTACTCAAATAAAAGAAATACAAAGAAAAGATGGGTTATTAATATTTGTTGAGAAATTACAGCAAACATAATGAGTGTTACGTTTAAAATAGATTCAAAGGACTTTCAAATGAAGTTAAAATCATTGGAAAAGTTGAAGTCCAATAACGTGGCTTCAAATGTACTTTTTAAAGCAGCAGACGCCGCTTCTGAAAGTTTTAGTGCTGTATTAAAACAAGAAACTCCAGTAGGTAAATTTGAGGCTAAAGGGCATAAGAAATACGATTCAAGAAACCATGCACGAGGCACGTTAAGAGAAAGTGTAAAAAAAGGACTAAGAAGAAGGATTAAGAATAAAAACGTGTTTGCTGCTTCATCATTTTACGAAATAGACCAAAAGCAATACTATGCAAACTTTGTTTTACATAGCCACGCTCCAAATGCTTATGGTTTTACAGGTGGCAAAAACTTTATAGAGAAAGCAATTAACAGAAGTGAAGCACGAATAATGGATAAGTTAGGACGTGATATGGTAAATAATTTAACTAATCAACTACAAAAATACATGAACAAATGAAAATAAGACTATTAAAAGACTGGACTAAAGATAATGGCAAAACTTTAAAAAAGGATTGTGAGGTTATCGTAACTCAAGAACTTGGACAACAACTAGTAAGACAAAAAAAAGCTGTTGAAGATAAAGATTCAAATAAATTAAACATTAATTTTGAAACAAAAGAGGTAAAGTCGCCTCTTACTAAATAGAATATACTATGGCAACAACAGGAATATTGAACGGCACACTATTGGGGATATACGTAGGGGGAACTTTAATAGCTCACTCTACGTCTAACTCCATATCAATAACGCATTCACCACGTTCGGCAACTTCAAAAGATAGCGGTGGATGGAGTGATAACTTAGAAGGGTTAAGAGAATGGTCAGCAGAAGGCGAGGGATATATGGCTTTAGATGCTACTTATGGTCTTAACGACTTAGTTACACTTTACGAAAATAGAACAAAAGTATTAATCAGATTTAGCACAGAAGTTTCGGGTGATGAGTACTTTCAAGGGTACGCTTACTTAGATTCATTAAGTGTGGATTCAAGTCCAGAAGAATCGGCTACTTTTTCTTATTCATTAACAGGTACAGGAGCATTAAACAATAAAGCATTAACATAGTATGAAGTACACAAACACATCATTTTTTAAGATTGAAAGACATTTCGGTAAACCTTTCTTTAAAGTATTAGGGGATATTGATAACCTAACTTTGGAGGGAATTTGTTATCTAATTTATGTAGGTACTGAAACCGAACAAACTTTTGAAGAATTTGCCGACAAATTAGACTTATCAACTATTCAAGAAACAATGCCAAAAGTATTGGCTGCGATTAATGAAGCGTTTGATACTGGTAAAAAAAAAGTGATAAAGAAAGTGTAAGTGATGAATGGAACTGGTATGAAGTACAAAAAACAGCTTATGGATTCTTGGGATTAAAGCCTACTGAATTTTGGAGTGTACAACCTAAAGACATTATGATTATGATGGATGGTTGCAAAGAGGTACAAGAATATGAATTTAATTTACATATTCAACATTTAAGAGCCATTCGTAGAGTGGCTTTTATATTATCAAGGGCAAACGGTGGAAAGAGTAAAGAATTTGATATTATGCCTTTGCCGTTGGATAATGTTAAGAAAGTACACAAGAAAAGGTTTAATGTAACAGAAGAAGAAATCAAGAATAGATTGGGGCGTAAAATAAAAAACAATGGCTAAACAAAGTATATTCGCTTACTTAGGTATAAATACCGATGACTTTCAAAAAGGCATGGGTAAGGCTAAAAAACAAATGACTGGCTTTGAAAAGGCTGGAGCATCATTTGCCAATAATATAACAGGCTTATTCGCTGGTGCTTTTGCTTTGAGTTCAATTACTTCATTTGGAAAATCAGTTATAGACATTACGGGTCAATTCCAAAGATTAGAAGCTGTTTTAACAAATTCATTAGGTAGTACATCTGCGGCACAAGAAAGTTTAAGAATGATTAAAGACTTTGCTGCTAAAACTCCATTTGCAGTAAATGATTTAACTGAAAGTTTTGTCAAATTAGCAAATCAAGGTTTTAAGCCTACCGCTGATGAAATGACTAAACTGGGTGATTTAGCAAGTTCAACTGGTAAAGGATTTGACCAATTAACAGAAGCTATAATAGATGCTCAAACAGGTGAATTTGAAAGATTAAAAGAGTTTGGTATTAGAGCAGAAAAACAAGGTGATAAAGTTACTTTTGCCTTTAAAGGGGTAAAAACACAAACAGATTTTACCACTGATTCAATTAGACAGTATATTTTATCTTTAGGTGATTTAGAGGGGGTAAGCGGTTCAATGGCTGCAATTAGTGAAACGCTAGAGGGTAAAATATCAAATTTAGGTGATAGTTGGGATTCTATGTTAAATACTATTGGTGGTAGTACAAGTGGTGTTATGACTGGTGTAATAGATACACTTAATGATGCTATTGCAGGAATAGAACACTTAGTTAAAACAGCAGACCAAATAAGAATGGAGTCTTTACAAAAAGGTTTTGATTCTTTAAAGGAAAGTGCTGGTGGAATGGCTAACGAATTAGTGGCACAATTTAAAGAGGCTGGATTGAAAGGTAAAGAATTAGAGTCAGCTATAAAAAATGCCGTTAAATCATCATCTGAATTTGGTAAACAAGCAAAAGAAAGGGGTGATAAAAATTTAGCAATACAATATTTTAATGAAGCAATAGCATTAAAGGAAATACTTATTCAAACGCAAAAAACAACAACAGCACAAAAGGAATTAACAAAAGAACAACAAAAAGCAATAGAAGCACAAAAGAAACTTAATGAACTTCGTGAGGGTTTGGACATGTCTGTTTCTGGTGTTAAAACAAAAGGATTAACATTAAAAGATAATGAAAGTCCTATGATGCAACTTCAAGAAGGAATTAAACCATTACCATCATTGTTTGATAACGCTATGGCTTCTTTAGAGCAAAGAATAGCACGAACAACACAAAGAATGCAAGAAAGTGCAAACGCTATAAATGGGGCTTTTGCCTCTATTGCTACGGGTGGACTTGCAACTTTAGGAACTGCTTTAGGAACTGCTTTTGCTGGTGGCGACTTAGCAAGTATAGGTGCTGAATTTTCAAGTATGTTAGCTGGTGTTATTACAAGTTTAGGTACTAAGTTAATTGAAATTGGGGTTGTGATGAGCGGTATTATGGAAGCTCTTATGACTGGTGGATTTGCTAATCCAGCTTTACTTATTGGTGGTGGTGTTGCTTTAGTTGCTTTGGGAGCTGCTATGAAAAATATGATGGGTTCGCCTGTTGGCTTCGCTGATGGTGGTTTAGTAACTGGTAGTGTGTTTGCTAACATTGGTGAAGGTATTGGAACAAACTCGGCAAATCCAGAAGTAATAGCACCTTTAGACAAACTTAAAAACTTTATTAATCCTTCTGGCGGAGGTATGGGTGGTGGTGATGTTCAATTTAGAATAGAAGGAAACACTTTAGTAGGTATATTGAACCGACAACAAAAAACATCAAAATTCAGTAGATAAATGGCATACGCAAAGAAGTTTACAATACCGTTCAAACAGATTAAAGGTTATGATTCAGTAGATGGGTGGATAATTGATATTTACAAAGAAGGGCATGGTGGCGGTACAACTGAACTTTACACTGAACGCGATAGTATTATTTTAAAACGTGATGGTGGTCAGTTTGAATGGGTAAACGGTTCTAAGCTATCATTTGAACTATTTAACCTTACAGAAGAGCAGTATATTGAATTTAGAACTGCTGCTTTTGGGGATTATTATTGCAACTTAAAGCGTGAAGATGGCACTTTAGTTTGGAGAGGTTACTTACAATCAGAAATATACACAGAAGCATACGACCAGCCACCGTACACAGCAAAGATGGAGTTTACCTGCGGTTTGAATCATTTAAAGTATGTTAGGTTTCAAGATGGGGCTACATTATACAGCGGTCAAAAGTCTTTAATCGAGGTAATACGTTTATGTTTAAATAAATTAGATGTCCCTTTATCTTTAATAAGAGAATTTGTGAATGTTTATGATGATTCGATGACTTCAACAACTACGTCAAGTATGTTAAATCAAACATTTGTAGATTGTGGACTTTATAAAGAAGAACAGAACGGTGTTGAGGTTGGTTTTACTTGCCATAGAGTTTTAGAAGAAATACTAAAGTGCTTTAATTGTCATATTTTTCAATATGATATACGTTGGTATCTTATACGTTGGCAGGAGTATTCTGATAGTACGATGTATTATCGTGAATTTGATGCTAATGTAGGTAGTGAAAGCACTATAACAGTTAGTGGGACAGGAAGCTTCACAACTAACAAAAGAGTGGTTACAGGGGTTACAGGCTTATCAACTGAATTGGTATTAAACAACCAAAGTGAGTTAAGTGTTGAGCCACCTTTAAATAGGATTCAATTGACTTACAACCAAGAAAGTCAAGACATGGAAGAATATAACATTGTTAAAAACGGTTGTTTAGATTCTTTCACACCAAACAATTATACAGGGAAGCCGAATTATTGGAGTTTTACAGGTGTTGACCCTGATACATACGATGCAATGTCGCCTTATGGCTTTAACTTTGATGATTTGGATTCGAGTGCTTATGTTGCGACTAAATATATCAGTCAAAGTAGAGCAAGTCTATACGTTAATAGTTCTGATAGCCTTGTAATATCTTTTCGAGGTTACCAAAGGCTGAATATTACAGCCTCAACAAATGCGAATTACAACGATATTAATAACTTCTTATTAGGTACATGGTATAGATGGTATCCCTTTCAACTAAAAGTAGGTAGTTATTATTTACGTCTAACAGGTACGAATAGTGGTGTTTGGACAACAACACCAACGATATGTTATTGTTCAAATGTTGGGAGCTTAAATCAAATGCCTTTTTGGGGAACTAATTTTATTACCAGTATTCAGGATGGATTCGTTATTCAAACAGCAACATTACCCGAAACAGGCTTCAAAACGGTGGAAATGACAATGTTTCAGCCTTATTCTGATGTTGAACCTGCCGATACAAATTTGACTGGTTTTGATATGACTGTTGATGAATTTTCTATTAAATGCATGAAAATACTATATCAACCAGCAGCAACAAGTGTTGCAACTGATTATGTTGTTTATCAACAAATAGATGAAGATGAAGAGGTTTTAAACCTGGAAATCATGCACGGTGATGGTCTTTATGACTTTTCATTAAATTCGTTTAGATTAAGCACAGGAGCAGTAACGGATAATTGGAATAGAAGAGGCAAAACAGATAATTTAAGTATCTTTAACATGATATTAAAACAATATGCTGAATTAAGAGGCTCTTTTGTTTATAATCTTAGTGCAACTATTTACGCTCAAATGTCGCCTTATAACACTATTGAACACACCGTTAACGGAACGCCTTACCATTATTGGATAACCGACTATGAATATAAGTTAGAAACAAACGAATGGAAATGTAACTTAATGCAAATAGAAAACTTCACTTCATTAACTCCTGACATTACAACAACTTTTAGATATGTTGAAGAACCTGACTTTGATACACCCACTGACCCATTAATAGATACTAATACCAGTTTGAATATAATTGAAGATAGCACTAATACATACATGAACAACAACCCTCAAGACTACGTATAATGGCTTTAGAATTATTTTATACATTCAACAATCAAGATAGTAAGGATTACTCTGAAAAAGGGTTAATTGGAACAGATACATCAATAACTTATACGGCTGGTGATGTTGGTTATAACGCTGTTTTTAACGCTGATACTGATAGGATTGAAGTAAGTAGTTTCACAGCCTTAAACGGTCTTACAGAGGTTGCTTTTTACTTTAGAGCAAAATTTGCAGCTACAACAGGCACTAAGTATGTATTTTACAAAAACGGTCAATTTTATGCTACTTTTGACGGTACAACGGTAAATATTAGCATTGTTGGAGCAACAGGAACAGCGACAGTACAATTTGACCCCACTTTAGGTACTTATTATCAATTTCACGTTAACTACGTACATAATGGAGTAGCAAATGATATGAGCCTTTATGTAGATGGTGTAAATGTAGATAGCACAACAACACAAGGAGCTTTGATAAGTAACTCAAACCTATTCTATTTAGGTGGTGATGGTGGCGGTGTAGTAGACACGGCACGATTTGAAATGAACGAATTTAAAGTATTTAGCAATAAGTTAAGCGAAATACAAAGAACAACCCATTTAGCGAACATCAACGGTCTTATTTGTGCTATACCTCGTGATGTTTACGAATTAGGTGACATCTTAGTAAGTAAGCCAAACGAAACAAACAAAGGTTATGCTATTGTTACATACGTAACAGATAACGAAATAAGAATACAACCACTAAACAACTATGTAACGCAATCAGATGTATTTGCTCGAATAGGTCATTTGTGGGACACAACACGTCAATATAGTGTACAAGTAACCTCAACAGGTATAAACTTCTATAATGATGTTTCTTTGAGTAGTGAAGCGTTTACAGTAGATAAGTTGGTTAAAGCCGACACCATTACATCAAATACAGTATTAGACTACGGAACATTAACAGGAGGTATAAACAATTACGAGATACCTGATAACAACTTCATTAGTATTAATGCTGGGGCTTCGGCTTCGATTACAGGAATATCAGCACAATCATATCCAAGAAGAGTAGTATTAATAAATAGACACGCCTCGAACACAATTAGACTATACGACAACAGCGGTTCATCATCAACAGAGAATAGATTTGATTTAGTAGCTGATTACGATATACCAGCCAATAAGTCAGTAGAGTTGTTTTATGATACATTAGCTACACGTTGGAGAATTATTAAAGAATGATAAAGCCTCAATCAATATGCTCACGATGCCGTAAGCCTAAAGATGCTAACTGCTCAATATGTAAGCGTACACCATTCGAGGGGATAAGTAAGGATAACTATTCTTTCTATAACTCTACACGTTGGAGAAACTATACTAAAGCATACAAGCGTAAGCACCCACTCTGTGTACATTGTCTAAAGAACGGTAAGACTACACCATGCGATGTAGTTGACCACATCACACCAATACTACAAGGCGGTGATAAGTGGAGCAGCAATAACCTACAAAGCCTTTGCCATAAGTGCCATAATAGGAAGTCTGCAACAGACAAGAAATAGTTTGTTATACTATACATAATAGATTGGTACTATAACTATCAACTACATTATATCATATTACTATTTTACAAAAATATAGATGATAGGAGCACAGGTAACAATCTTTTTACTTAAACAATCACGTATGGTAGGGGCATATTAATCTCTGTGTATCAGTTACTTGAACAT